GCACGCCCATCTGATCGATGCGGACATTCGAGTGATGTGGGCGTCTGCTGCCTTCACGAAGAAGGGGCGGACGGTGGTTGGTCAAGCCGAACAGGTTGCGTTTCGCGCTGGTGGTTGGCAGAAAGCCCGGATGGAGCAGCAGATGCGTGATTGGTTCGGCGACGTGCCAGCCTACATCATCACCCTGGCGGCCGATTACTGCGCTCAGTGTTCCGACGCTGACTTCTGCGCGCTGGTTGAGCATGAGTTGTTCCATATCGCCCAGGCGAAGGATCAGTACGGCGCGCCCAAGTTCACTCAGGAAGGATTGCCCAAGCTTGAGATGCGCGGACACGACGTCGAAGAGTTCGTCGGTGTGGTGCGTCGGTATGGCGCAAGTCCTCAAGTGCAAGAGCTGGTGGACGCTGCAAACAATCCTGCTGAGGTAGGGAAATTGAACATATCGAGGGCCTGCGGAACCTGTCTGCTCAAGTCGGCTTGATCCTTGACAGCCCTTGACGGAAACCAAATCTATGGCAGCCCTGAAAGACGAGGTGAAGGCCTTTATTGTTCAGGCTCTGGCCTGCTTCGACACCCCCAGTCAGGTTTGCCAGGCCGTCAAGGATCAATACGGCATCGAGGTATCCCGCCAGCTATGCGAGCGGTACGACCCAACGAAGTACTCCGGCCGGGACCTTGGCCAAAAGTGGAGGACGTTTTTCGAGGAGTGCCGAAAGCGATTTCGTGAAGAAACGATCGATATCCCGATCGCTAATCGGGCGTACCGTCTTCGCGCGCTTGGACGCATGGCAGAAAAGGCCGAGAACATGAAGAACATTGCGCTGACTGCCCAGCTGTTGGAGCAGGCAGCCAAAGAAGTGGGCGACGTTTACGTGAATCGTCGCCTCGAACCTGAAAAACCTCTGGGATCCCAAGCGGACCAGCAGCACGCCGTTGCTGAGTACACCCTGGAGCCTGATGAGAATGTCCCCGCTACCCCGTACCTATGACCTGCCCGTAAAGCTGACGCCGAAGCAGGCGAACATTTACTGCTGGGGCTTCCAGCCAGAGGCGCGCTTCCGCGATGCGGTGTGTGGTCGACGGTTCGGCAAAACGTTCCTGGGCAAGGCCGAGATGCGGCGGGCCGCGCGACTTGCTGCTGAGTGGGGAGTTAGCGTTGAGGATGAGATCTGGTACGGAGCACCCACGTTCAAACAGGCAAAGCGCGTTTTCTGGCGTCGCCTGAAGCAGGCGATCCCGGAAGCATGGCGCGCGCACCGGCCGAACGAGACTGAGTGCTCGATCACGCTTAAGTCCGGCCACGTAATGCGCGTGGTTGGGCTCGACAACTACGACAACCTGCGCGGCTCCGGTTTGTTCTTCGTCTTGGTCGATGAATGGGCGGACTGCCCGTGGGAGGCGTGGGAAGAAGTCCTGCGGCCCATGCTTTCGACCTGTCAGTACACGATTCCCGGTGCGGGGGCTCGGAAGGGCGGCCATGCACTGCGCATCGGTACGCCAAAGGGCTTCAACCACTGCTACGACACGTTCCAGGACGGACGTCCGGGTCATGAGCCTGATCACAAGAGCTGGCTATACACCTCGCTCGATGGCGGCAATGTCCCGGCTGAAGAGCTTGAAGCAGCCCGTCGCAAGATGGACCCTCGAACCTTTCGACAGGAATACGAGGCCAGCTTCGAGAACTACGCGGGTGTCGTCTATTACACGTTCAATCGTGAGGCGAACCGTACCAGCGAGACCATCAAGCGCGGTGAGGCGCTGCATATTGGCATGGACTTCAACGTCATGAAGATGGCGGCCGTCGTGCACGTGATTCGCGATGATTTGCCACTGGCGCTCAGCGAATTCTCAGATGTGCGGGACACGCCCGAGATGATCGAGAAGATCAAGCTGCACTTCCCCGATCACAGCATTGCGATCTACCCGGACGCCAGCGGCCAGAACACCAGCAGCAAAAGTGCGAGCGAATCGGATCTGTCGCTGCTCAGGAAGGCCGGCTTCACCGTGGTGGTGGACTCGACCAACCCGGCAGTGAAAGACCGGGTCAACGCCATGTGCGCGATGTTCGCCAACACGTACGGCGAGCACCGGTACCTGGTCAACGTCGACCAGTGTCCGAAATACACGCAGTGCCTGGAACGGCAGATCTATACGGATAAGGGCGAGCCCGACAAGAAGGCCGGATATGACCACCTGGTGGATGCACCCGGCTATTTCATTGCCAAACGGTACCCGATCAAAACACGCACAGGCGGAACACGCCGAATTGGAGGCTTGGCCTGATGCCAGTGCAATCGACAAACCCGGACTACGACGCGCACATCGCCGAGTGGGAGATGATGGACGACGCGCTCGAGGGTGAGTGCGCCGTGAAGCGCAATGAGCACAACCTGCCCAAACCGAGCGGTATGGTAGAAGCAGAAAAGCTCGACGGTGCGGGCAACAAGTACCTCTACGAGAACTACACGGCCCGCGCTCAGTACGAGCATTGGGTGCGCGATTCGCTGCGTTCAATGATGGGACTGGTTTCCCGGCTGATTCCGGAGATTGAACTGCCCGCCGGACTGAAAGGGCTAGAGGACAACGCCACGGCGGATGGTTTCGGTCTGAAGCAGCTGTTCTTCCGCATGGTGCGCCAAGCTATCTCGCATGGTCGGGTGCCGCTGGTGGTAAACATCGATGAGCGCGGCGAGCCGTATTTTTCTACGTATGCCACGCGCAACGCTATCAACTGGGACACCGCTGATCAGGGTGGCCGGCAGGATCTAGTCCTTTCAGTGTTCCGCGAGTTTCGCAAAAAGGGCGACGATCGCTACAGCCACGACTGCGACACGGTTTTCCGTGAGTTCTTCATGAAAGACAGTGTCTGCCACACCGCTGTGCGTAATGAGGGTGGCGAGCTTGTTGAGGACGAAAAGGCACTGGGGACCACCGGCACTGACAACCGTTTGGTCAAAGGGCTGGCGTACCTGCCGGTGATCTACTGCGGCTCCACCGACAATTCGCCGGAAGTCGACGAGGTGCCGCTGCTGACTATGGCGCGGGCCGCTTTGAAGTCGTACCAGCTCAGTGCTGATTACTTCACCGCTCTGCACCAAACCAGTCATCCGCAGCCGTGGGTGTCCGGTCTCGATGGCTCCGTAGAGCTCAGCGTGACAGGCCCGTCTGCAGCTTGGGATCTAGGACCCAGCGGACAGTGCGGCTATCTGGAGTTCCAGGGTGCCGGCGTTGAGGCTGTTCGCAAGGCCATGGATAGCCAGAAGAACTCGGCGCTTGAAGCAGGCGCCAAGGTCATGGACGTGGGCGGCACTGAGTCGGGCGAGGCGCGCAAGACACGCCAGAACGATCAGCACGCCACGCTGCACAGCATTGTCGTCACGGTGGCAGAAGCGGTGGAGCAGGGCCTGCGGTACGCCGCCGAGTGGAAGGGCTACGACCCGAAACAGGTCAAGTTCAAGGTAAGTCCTGAGTTCGTCACCCCGGTGGTCGACGCCCAAGTACTCGCCGAGCTGCTGAAAGGTGTGATGGCTGGCACGATCAGCGCCGACACCTACTGGCAGTACCTCACCACCGGCAGGTTGCCGGACCGCCCATATGAAGATGAAGCCGACCTGATCAGCGATGAGCGCGAGTCGGCCGGCATCAACCTGGACAGAGAAGATGCCAAAGACAAGCCAGGCGCAGGCGGACAGCCAACTGTTGGAGCAGACGACCCGTCACTCGGTAATGCTGGAGCGGCTTAAGGCTGGCGAGGTCAAAAAGTTCGAGAAGTACCTGCGCCAGATCGACAAGCTGGTGCGCGAGCAGTTGACCCGCAAGGAGCTGACCACCTACACCCGCGACCGCCTTGAGCAGTTCCTGGCCCGGGTGGACGGCAAGCTGCTGAGCATCTACAAGGCGTATGGCGATCTGGTGCAGGCCGATCTGGTCGATATCGCGCTGTATGAGTCGACCTTTGAGGCCAAGAGCCTGAGCAATGCGCTCTCTATCGATGCGGTTGTGCCGACCAACACGGTGATCCGCGCTGCGGTGTTCTCCTATCCGCTGCAGGTGAAGGGCATCGACGGCGGCAAGTTGCTGAAGAGTTTCGTCAGTGGCTGGACGCGCACGGAGACGATGCGGATCACGAACACCATCCGCCTCGGCTTCGGCCAAGGCCAGACCAATGCCCAAATCATCCAGGCCATTCGCGGCACCGCAGCTCAGAACTTCACGGACGGCGTATTGGCGGTGAGCAATCGCAACGCTGCGTCCGTGGTGCAGACGGCTATCCAGCACGTGGCCACGACGGCGCGAATGGAGACGCTGAAGGCCAACGGTGACGTGGTTCTGGGCTACCGCTGGGTGTCGACGCTCGACCGCAAGACCTCGCAGCAGTGCAAGGGCCTGGACGGCATGCGCTTCGACTTGGGTAAAGGGCCGTTGCCGCCGGCGCACATCAACTGTCGATCGACCACGGTGCCGACGACCAGGCTTTCGGAGCTGTTCTCCAAGGATGCTACGCGCGCCTCGGTGGGCGAGAATGGAGGGGCGCAGGTCGATGCCGGCCTGAACTATTACGAGTGGCTGGCAACGCAGCCGGCGAGCTTTCAGGATCATGCACTTGGCCCGGTCCGGGGCAAGCTATTCCGCGATGGTGGGCTGACGCCGGAGAAGTTCTCCAAGCTGCAGCTCGATAAATCGTTCAAGCCGCTGACGCTGGCGCAACTGAAAGACATTGAGCCTGACATGTTCATCCGAGCAGGCGTTACACTCGGCGCTCAACAAGGCTGAGATACCCCATGCAGATCATAGTTGAGGACGGGAAGGGTAGGCCGGACGCGAATAGCTTCGTGCAGCTGGAGAAGTTGACCTTCTACCGCGACTACTATGGGTTCCGGATACCTAAAGAAGAGGCCGAGCAGGTCGAACTGCTGCTGCGCGCTGCGGCCGACATCAACGGTCGACAGTGGAAGGGTCGAAAGGCCAATTATGATCAGGCTATGGCTTGGCCACGGCGTGACTGCAAGATCGAATACCAGACGCTCTCTGACACATTTGTGCCCTTTGAAATCGAATGGGGTCAAGTAAGGCTGGCGGTCGAGTTGTACGCCGCCGAGCAGGGCCTCCAGATTGAAGAGCCCACCCATTGCACCGAACGAAACGGTCGGCGCACACGGCTGAACCGTGGTACGCCCGGATTGCGCATGCGCCCGTCGCCATACGCGCCGAGTAGGACGCAGTTTGCTGATTTTTTAGTTATGCGGGGACTGTCTGTAGTCGCACTGCAAAGCTAGGCGTTACAGTGCCACGACGATTAGAGCTGTTTGTCGGAGGCAAGCATGAGATGGATTTTGGGGTTGGTGGCGGTATCAGCGTGTGCTGTATGCGGCTTGCTTGGGTTGACAGCGGGAATCAATTTCAACCCGAACTCGACTACAAAGTACGTACCTAACTGGGGAAGCTTGGGAGATTGGGTTTCTGGTGTCGGCGCGATGCTGGCGGTAGTTTCAAGCTTTATCCTTGTACGCAGGAATGAGGCCGCCCAAGATGATCGCGAAAGAGAAAAAATCTTAGTGGATCAATGGGCGAGTGACTTCTTTCTTTCAATCAGAGTTATCTCAACTGGACATTTCCCCTGCACGATAAACGGGGTCTTTTTCGAAAGCCCTAGCGGTCGCGTCGTCAGTCTGGCTGCAAGCTTGCCTAGTGAGGTGAAAGTTCAAATTCCCCATCGACTGGAAAGTCGCGCCGATATGAATTTCGGTTGGACCTTAACGCAGATGGGCCGGCTTCTGGGAGCTTTATCACTACTCGAATTAGAGCGTGTTGAAGACCTATCTATCTATGTGGTGACGTCCATTGCAGAACACAGATTCCCCATTGGCGCAGATGTCTCGAACATGCTCATTGGGATCGCGAGGGCTGAAGGTATTCAGCTAATGAAGGACGAAACTGATCACTAGCAATTGCAAAGTTTTACTGACCTCGGCCATGCCGGGGTTTTTTTATGCCCGTCAGGCGGGCCAACCAAGTCCCAAGGGGATACCCATGCCATTTGAATTTGACCCGGCCGCCGCTGGTCTCACCCTCGACGCTACTCAGACCGCAGCCCTCCAGGAGGCGCTTGGCGGAAAGGTTCAGGAGTATCTGGACAAGGAAGTAAATGGGCTCAAGTCCAAGAATCAGGAATTGCTGGGCTCTAATCGGACCATCAAAACCGAACTGGACAAGCTGAAGGGTCAGTTTGAAGGCCTGGATATCGACGCGGTGAAAGGCTTGCTCGCGAAGGTGGGCCAGGACGAAGAAACGAAACTGATCGCCGAGGGCAAGCTCGACGAGGTTATCAACCGTCGCACCGAACGTCTGCGCACCGATTCCGAGAAACAAATCAAGGCCGCCAACGAGCGCGCCGACAAGGCTGAAGCCTTCGCCGCCAAGTACAGCGACAAGGTGCTGGCCGACTCCATCCGCGCTGCCGCCATCAAGGCCGGCGCGCTCCCAGAGGCTGCCGAGGACATCATCCTGCGCGCCCGGGGCACTTTCAAACTCAGTGAAGACGGTGAGGCGATTGACACGAACAGTGACGGCGA